GGAGGTAGCCGGGGTGGAGCGCCATGAATGGACCACGGCCGGCGATGATGCGGTGCGGGAAATTCACGCAGAGATGGATGGCGAAACCGTGGACCGGGGCGAACCGTTTAGCAATGGCCTGCTTTATCCCTGTGACCCGGCCGGAGAGCCGGAAGAAATCATCAACTGCCGTTGCGCCGCCAGCCCCGTGGTGGAAAAGGATTGAGCCCATGACAGAAACCCGGCCCAGGATCGGCATCAAGACCAACTCGGATATCCTGGGCATGATTTTTCAGGCCGGGGCCACCATCCTGACCCGAAACGGTTACCGCATCAATTTGGCTGAAGACGGGGTGCCCGCGGATTACGGGCTGCAAGAACAGCGCATCGACCCGGAAACCAAGCAGCTCATTTTTATCTTCGGGCCTCCGGGCCCCAAATTGAAAGGGCCTGTCAAATGGCAGGTCCCGGTCTACCAAAGGGAGGAGGAAGGCGATGGAATTGATCCATAAAGCCCTTGATTTTGAAGTGCGCCAGGTCGGTGATCCCAAGGACCGCATCCTGGAATTCATCGGTTCCACCGCCGACGTAGACCGTTATGGCGACATCATCGAGGTGGCGGGATGGGACCTCAAGAACTTCCAGAAAAACCCGGTGATCCTCTGGGCCCACAATTACGGCCTCCCGCCGGTGGGCACGGCCAAGAAGGTCACCAGGGTCGACAAAGCCCTGGTCTTCGAGGTGTATTTCCCCACGGACGATGAGATCAACGCCGCGGGCTGGCCGGACAACATGCCCACGCCGGAGACGGTTTACCGGCTCTGCCTGGCGGGAGTGCTCCGGACCACCTCAGTTGGTTTCCAGGGGTTGGAAACGGAACCGATTTATGGAGAGCCTCAGGGCGAGGATGGTTGGAGGCCGCGCACGGGCACCCGCTATCTCAAGCAGGACCTTTACGAGCTCTCGATAGTGCCGGTCCCGGCCAATCCCTACGCCGTGATTCAAGATGCGGTGCGCAAGGGGATCATCCCCGAATCCCAGGCCAGGTTCTTCCAGGCCCCGGAGGGAAGCGAACCGAAAGGAGTCATCCCCTTCAAGAAATACCCCATCGAGGAAGATCTGAAGGCCGGGTGGGACGGCCCGGCCGAGACCAAGGCGGCTTCCGTAGATGACCTCAAGATCATGTGCTCCTGGTTCGATTCCGAGAAACCCGACATCAAGGGCGCTTACAAACTCCCCCATCACCGGGCCAAGGACAAGAAGGTGATTTGGCGGGGCCTGACCGGCTGTATGGCCGCTCTCCTGGGCGGGCGGGGCGGGGTGGATGTGCCGGAAGATGACCGTAAGGGGATTTACAACCACCTGGCCAAAGAATATGCCCTATTCGACAAGACCCCGCCGGAGTTCAAGGCTTACACGTCCGTCGAGCTGCGGTTGATAGAGCTGGGGTTGCCCCCGGATCCCGCCGAAATCGACAAGCTGCTGGCTCCCAAGAACCTGGCCACCATCAAGGACGCTGCCGATGGTGATCCCTGTGGCACCTGTCCCGAGAAAGACGACTGCTGCTGTCCCACCTGCGCCAACAATCAACCCGGGGTGTGCTGCTGCGAATCCTGTGACCAGGCGGCGACCTGCGGATGCTGCCCGGGCAACGGGGCCTGTGACCAGGAGACCGAGTGTCCCTGCAAAGCTTCTGCCTGCGACAATTGCTCCGTGGCGGAAACCTGCTCCTGCAATTCCTGTGATCAGGCCGCCACCTGCCATTGCAGCCCCTGTAGCCCGACTACCAAGGGCATGGTGCGCCACCCCCATTCTCCTTGCGACGAGTGCTGCCTGGCCAAGACCTGCTCCTGTAAGGGCTGTGACCAGATGGCCTCGTGTCATTGCAGTCCCTGCACGTCCTTCGCCGGCAAGGCGGCCTGCCATTCCTGCAAGGCCGGACGATACCGGGGCAAGACCGCCCCGTGCGCCGGCAAGAAGGGTGCCGGGCAAACCAGGAGCGGCGCCGTCCTCAGCGCCAAGAACAAAGAGGCTCTGAAGAAGGCCGTGGGCCAAATCCAGGGCGTCCTGGACGCGGCTGAAGGGTCGGGTGAGGAAACTGGCATGAGTTATTACCGGCTGGCGTTGACCCCCGGCAAAGAGCCTCATGGGGCGAGACAAGCCAGCGAGCCTGAAATTCCTGAGGAAATTGGCGAGATGATGAAGGAAATCCACCACACCATCCGCTCCTGAAGGGAGCGGAACCCTTAAAGGAGGATCGTCATGGGCGAGCCCGCCGTTGATTTGAAGAAATTCAAGGAGATGTTCGAGGATATTCAAAACTCGCTGAAATACACCACCGAGGACGGCAAGGTGATCAAGATCACCGACGCCCTCAAGATGTTCCCCGAACTCCAGGCCAAATATGCTGACCTGGCCAAGCGCCTGGATGCCATGGAGAAGATGGCCAAGGATCGCAAATGGGCCGACATGCCCGGGGTAAACGAGGGCAAAGAGAAGTTCTCTTTGCTGAAGGCCATGTGGGGCATCGGTACCAAGGACTTTTCCCAGGCCGGCTATGAGAAGGCGGTCATGGAAGAGGCCGCCAAGAAGGCCATGGGCTACAGCACCGACACCCTGGGCGGCTATCTGGTTCCGGCCCAGGCCATCCCCGAACTCATCGAGTTCCTGCGGGCCGAACCGGTTTGCATGAAGCTGGGCGCCACCTTGATCCCCAACCTGGAAGGCTCCCCGGTTCTCTTCCCCAAACAGACCGGCGGCTCCACGATCTATTGGGTGGGCGAGAATGTGTCCGTCACCCCGAGCGACCTGGCGTTTGGTCAGGTGCAGCTTACCCCCAAGAAGGCCATGGCCCTGGCGCAGATTTCCAACAGCCTGATCCGCATGGCCCTGGTGGACGCCGAAGCCAAGATCAACCAGGACCTGGGGCTGCAACTGGCCCTGGCTGTGGACATTGCCGCCCTGCGGGGTCCCGGCGCCGCCAACCAGCCTTTGGGTATCGCCAATACCCCGGGCATCAATACCTACTCCATGGATCCGGTGGGTGGCAACGGCGCCGTCATCGGCAACCTGGACGTTTTCGCTGAGATGGAATATACCCTGGCCGCGGCCAACGCCTTGCGGGGCAAGCTGGGCTTTGCCTTCAATCCGGTCATCAAGAAGAACCTTAAGAAGATCAAGGTTCCCCAGTTCTCCGGCGACCCCGGCACCCAGCCGTTGATTGCCTGGTTGATGGCTCTCAGCGATTCCAGCTACATGACCGACGAGGCCCTGACCGCGGCGGTCGGCTATCCCTTCGCCACCACCACGCAGATACCCACCAACCTGACCAAGGGCACCGCAAACAACTGCACGGAGCTTTATTTCGGCAACTGGGCCGAAATGCTCATCGGGCAATGGCTGGGGCTGCGCATCATGGCCAGCGACGTGGCTGGCACTGCCTTTGCCAGCGACCAGACCTGGCTGCGGATCATCATGGAAGTGGACGTGGCCCTGCGTCATGATCAGAGCTTCTGTCTATGCAATGACGTGAAGGTCGCCTAATCCGGAAATCATAGAAAAGGGGTCAGGTTCCATGGGGCCTGGCCCCAAACCCATAAGGAGGATCTAGCAATGCAAGAGACCCCGACCCAAAGTTGTGATGTCAAGCACGTCCTGGACGCCAAATCCCGGACCGCGGCCGAAACCTCGCCGGTTCTCGACTGCCTGGGTTACGAGGACGCCCTTTTGATCTTAAACGTCGGCGCCATCACCGCCACCGGCACCATCGACTGCAAGGTGCAGGAAAGTCCCACCGGCGCTCCCGGCAGCTTCACCGATGTGCCCGGCGCGGCCTTCAGCCAGATTCAGGCCGGCGGCGGCAGCCAGGATTACGTGGGCGGCCTTCTCCTGAAGAACCGCCAGCGGTTCCTTCAGGTGGTCCTCACCCCTGCCACCGCTGCCTCGGTGGCCGGCGTCAATATGATCCTCTATTACGCCAAAGAGCGGCCCATCAAGCCCTCTGCCACCCTGGAATTCGCGGTTTAGGAGGTGCTCTCGTTATGGCATTGCATCGAGTCCGTCACGATTACACGGTCCACCTCGGCCCTGGGCGCACCCTGGGGCCGGGGGAGGTTTTCGAGCCTTCCGCCGAGGTCCTGGAGAAGCAGGGCTACAAGCTGGATCTGGTCCAGGAAGAGGCTCCCAAGCCGGAAGCCGAAAAGGCCGAAGGGAAGGGGCCGGAAGCTAAGGACGTTTCCAGGCCGCCCAAGGATCGGGCCGTC